AACTACTTCAAGTGCGTTGACAAAGCGACCGAGCGCACCGATATCCCGGTAGAGCACACCGCCTAACGTCGACCGATGACTACGCCCACCACCGCCCCTAAAATCCCAATCGCTTGGGAAAATCAGAGTCGGTGGTGGGCGTTGCTGATCCGTTGACCAAACAAGAGGAGGGTATCTGATGACAGGAGTAATGACAGCGATCGCTACGCTCGCACTGGCGGCATTTGTAGTTGCCGGCTGGTGTGCATGGCGAGAGGAACGTATGGAGCGGGAGGTAGCCCGATGAGTAAGTATGGATACCGACGCGAGCGCCCGCAGGCGCCTGCTGTGTGCGTAGTCAACTGCAAGGGGTGCGTTTGGTACTCCGACAACGGAGGGCGGCCTTATTGCCCGTTTCCGTGTGTTAAGCAGGATGGGTGGAAGGCAGTAGGTACTTCCGGCGAGGTTGAACACATGCGGGTGCGTGCGACCCCAAAATCCAGCTAGATTCAGTGAGAAAAACTTACTTCCGCTTCCGAGTCGCGAACTTGTGATTTTGGTGAGGAGTCTTGTGCGGCATGGGCTCTGAGGGACGCTTAGAAAGTCAAAAGCGGAAGTGGGTGCCCTTTTTTACTTCCGAACGGGAAAGGAGGTGATTTGATGGCAAACAGCGGCGAATCGGAAGTTTCAACGAGTGAATTGGCCAAAATTCTAGGGAAAACTGCACGTTGGATCAACGAATTGACCCGAGAAGGTGTGCTGGTCCAGACTGGTCGCGGTAAATATCCGCTCGCAGAAAGCGTTCAGCGTTACGTTGAACACCTCAAAAAGCAGTATGAGGAAGTGGGCGGAATCGATTATGCATTCGAAAAAGCGGCTCATGAGCGCGCGAAACGCGAAAAAGCGGAGATTGAACTGGCCGCAATGCGTGGTCAGATGCACCGAGGCGAGGATATCGCAGCCGTTATGAACGATATGGTCGGCGGCTTCCGGGCGAAAATGCTAGGTTTGCCATCGAAGGTTGCCCCGCAACTCGTTGGGAAGACGGAAACTCCGGTCATTTTGGCGATTTTAACCCAAGAGGTTCACGATTCGCTCTCTGAGTTATCCGATTACGACCCAAGGACGTTCCTCGCTGCCAGCGAGGACTACGTGGAGGTCGATGACGATGAAGATAGCGGCTAAGACTCTCAAACTCTTCGCCGCGATCGCCAAAACCGTCGCTCCTCCACCCGTCCTTACTGTTTCCCAATGGGCGGACGAGTACAGGCGCTTATCGTCGGAATCTTCGGCAGAGCCAGGTCGTTGGAGGACAGATCGGGCTCCGTATCAGCGCGGTATCATGGATGCCGTCAATGATCCGGAGTGTGAAACTGTCGTCGTAATGAGTTCGGCGCAGGTTGGGAAGACAGAGTTGATTCTTAACTCGATCGGTTACTACGTCGATTACGATCCTTCACCAATTATGCTGATCCAACCGACCTTAGAAATGGCCCAAGCCTTTTCAAAAGACCGACTCGCGCCGATGCTCCGCGACAGCCCGACACTTCGCGATAAGGTGAAAGACGTTAAGAGCAAGGACAGCGGAAATACCTTGCTTCACAAAACGTTCGTCGGCGGCCAGATTACGATGGCAGGGGCGAACTCACCGGCTTCGCTTGCGAGCCGACCGATCCGAGTTGTTCTGCTTGATGAAGTTGACCGTTACCCAGCTTCGGCTGGAACGGAAGGCGACCCTGTTTCCCTCGTCACAAAACGAACCACGACTTTCTGGAACCGGAAGCGGATCATGGTTTCCACGCCGACGGTCAAGGGCGCGTCGCGGATCGAGGATGAATACTTAACCAGCACAATGGAGCAGTGGTGTCTACCCTGCCCTTCCTGCGGCGAGCATCAGCCCCTTGAGTGGGAACGTGTTCGATTAGATGATGCTACGATGTTGTGTGACTGCTGCGGGCACCACCATACAGAAATCGAATGGAAAAGCGGAATCGCGGCTGGAAAATGGGTTGCGCAACAACCCGCAAAAAAGCGCGGGTTTCACCTGAACGAGCTCGCTAGTCCATGGAAGCGTTGGTCCGAAATCATTGAAGAGTATCACGATGCAAAATCAGACGACGAAAAGCTCAAAACGTGGTGGAACACCGCCTTGGGGTTACCGTGGGATGAGATGGAGCAGCAGGAGGATGACGATGATCGGATTGAACTAGACGAGGAAACCCTCATGTCCAGACGCGAGGAATATGGCGCGATGGTGCCCGACGAAGTGAAAGTACTAACGGCCAGTGTCGACGTTCAAGGAAACCGCTTGGAAGTCGAGGTCGTCGGATGGGGCCGGGGTAAAGAGTCATGGGGCATCGAATACCGGCAAATCGTTGGAGATCCTGCGAAACCTGAGGTTTGGGGAAAACTTGACGATTACCTTGACCGGATCTGGCGCAGGTCAGACGGAATGGGTTTGCGGGTTGCCTGCACTACGGTTGACTCCGGCGGGCATCACACTTCCGAAGTGTACAAGTATTGCGTCGCGCGAGAGTACCGTAACGTTTGGGCAATCAAGGGCAAAGGCGGGATCGGGGTTCCTGTCATCGGTCGAGTCTCTGAGACGCCCCGTGAAAAAGCTCACCTTTTCATCATTGGCGTAGACGACCTCAAGAGCAAGTTGATGACTCGCCTTAAACATCAGGCGACAGGGCCGGGCTACTGTCACTTCCCTGTAAATCCAGACTCAGGGTATGACATTATGTATTTCAAAGGGTTGCTATCTGAGAAGAAAGTGATCAGGCGACATAGAGGTGTCAAGCGCGTCGAGTGGGTGAAGAAATCCAGCGTTCGAAACGAGCCGCTTGACTTACGGAACTACGCGACGGCAGCTTTAGAAATTCTCAACCCGAACTTGGAGGCTCCTGCGAGGCTGATCGGCGATTATAATGCTTCGATTCCACCGAAGCAAGCCGTCAAAAAACGACGGGGTCGGATGATCAGCAAAGGATATTGAAACTTGAAGGGAGGTGAAAGGAACAAATGGCATGGGATTTGACAACAGCAAAGTCGCATTTGAATGCGTGGTTAACCGCAGAGTTGCAAGTTTCATCGGGTCAAAGCTATACAATCGGATCACGATCTCTCACGAGAGCGAATCTTAGCGAAATTAGCGAGCGCATCAAGTTTTGGCAGAATGAAGTGAAAAAATTGTCCAACGGACGCCGTGGCGCGCGTGTCATGCGCGTTGTTCCGCGCGACTGATGGGAAATCCAGGGCGGGTTGACCGCATGATTGCAGCGATCTCTCCGAAATGGGCGATGAAGCGTGAGATTGCGCGTAAGCAGTTGAGCATCATGAACTCCGGTTACGGGAACCATGGTGCAAGCCGATCTAAAAAATCGTTGATCGGGTGGAATTATGCAGGTGGTAGCCCTGAGGAAGACATCACCGACAACCTCGACGTGCTACGCCAGCGCTCACGTGATCTCCATATGGGTGCAGCTCCCCTCGCAACCGGTGCTCTGAAAACCATACGTACAAACGTGATCGGAACGGGATTGCGGTTGAAACCCGCTTTCGATGCCGATTTTCTTGGTCTGGGTGAACAGGAAGCCCGAGATCTGAAGCGGAGTATTGAACGAGAGTTCGAATTGTGGGCTGACTCTACCGACTGCGATGCGATGCGGATGAACAATTTCAACCAGTTGCAACAGTTGTCGTTCCTATCCATGTTAATGTCTGGGGATGCTTTTGCGTTGTTGCCCCTGAAACCACGACCGAACAACGTATACGATCTGAGAATCCGACTGTTTGAGGCGGATCGCTGCTCCAACCCGGACAAAATACCATCGGGCAAGGATATCAAGGGTGGCGTCGAGGTAGACTCTGACGGCGAAGTCATCGCCTATTGGTTTGTGAACAAACACCCCTTGGGTACAGCCTCCGGGAAAACAGAATGGAACCGAGTCGATGTGCGCGGCAAGGATACAGACCGGAGAAACGTGCTTCATCTCATGGAAGCCGAACGACCGGAGCAACGTCGGGGTATTCCGATCTTAGCTCCGGTCATCGAAGCGTTTAAGCAACTTGGGCGGTATACTGAGGCCGAGCTGATGGCTGCTGTAATCTCCGGGATGTTTACGGTATTCGTAAAATCAGAGGAGTCCGGTGATGGGCCACCACTTGGTCAAGCGTTTGACGTAGACGACCGGGTTGATGATGCTGACGATGCGTCATACGAGATGGGCAATGGCGCGATCGTAGGGCTGAATCCGGGTGAGTCCATTGAGACAGCAAACCCCGGACGCCCGAATACTGCCTTCGACGGGTTCGTCACCTCGATCCTCCGACAGATCGGGTCTGCTCTTGAGGTTCCGTATGAGTTGATGGTTAAAAACTTCACGTCCTCGTATTCAGCCAGTCGCGCCGCACTCTTGGAGGCATGGAAGATGTTCCGCATGCGGCGTAGTTGGTTTGCGGCGGATTTTTGCCAGCCTATTTACGAGGAGTGGTTTGACGAGGCTGTAGCAAAGGGGCGCATCAATGCACCTGGCTACTTTGACGACCCGGTCATCCGCAAGGCATACCGCAAAGCGGAATGGCACGGGCCATCTCCGGGACAGCTTGACCCGCTGAAGGAAGCAAATGCCGCGAAAGTCCGGGTTGAAGAAGGTTTCTCTACCCGAGAACGCGAGACGGCAGAGTTGACCGGCGGTGACTACGAATTGAACATTCGCCAGCGAATTCATGAAGAAAAACTCCGTAAGGATGGGGGTTTGGTATCAAGTGAGCAAGGCACTCAAAAAATTCTGGTCGATGACACGCAACCAGTCGACGAATAGCGGAGAGATCATCATTTACGGTGACATTTCCGATATGAGTTGGTGGGGCGATGAGATCACGCCCAAGCAATTCTCCGAAGATCTCACCGCTCTTGGCGACGTCTCTGAGATCCAAGTTCGAATCAACAGCAATGGTGGTGACGTCTTCGCTGGAATGGCGATCCATTCCATGCTTCGCCGTCACAGCGCGACCGTAACTGTCATGGTGGATGGGTTGGCCGCCTCCATCGCTTCCATAATCGCCATGAGCGGCGACAAGGTCATCATGCCCAAGGGAACGATGATGATGATCCACAACCCATGGAGCTCAGTATGGGGTGGCGATGCCGCGACATTCAGGGAGACGGCAGATCTGCTTGATAAGATCCGCGATTCACTCGTAGACGTTTATCATGCCAAGTCAGGTCTCGATGTTGAGGAAATCAAGTCGCTGATGGATTCTGAGACTTGGTTGTCGGCTGATGAAGCAGTATCAAAAGGGTTTGCAGACGAAGTTGAGGGTGCCATTCCAGTGGTCGCGAATGCGGCGAGCAGGATGGCATTTTTTAATGGCATTAGCTTCGACATGTCACCTTACCGAAACGCGCCGGTCTTGCCTGAGAAGCCTTCGTCTCCGGAAGTTCCGGCAGCACCTAAAAACGAAGGAGCGAAGAAACCTATGACGCTGGAAGAACTGAAGAATCAGCATCCGGAACTGTACGCAACAGCCGTTGCCGATGGGGTGGGCCAGGAACGCAGCCGCATGCAGGCACTTGACGGACTTGTACGTCCGGGTGCGGAGGTGATTATCAACAAGGCCCGCTACGAAACGGGTGCATCGGCAGCTGAAACGGCTTTGGAAATTCTGGCTACGGATAAGAGAACACGAGCCAAACACCTCACTGACTTGCGCAACGACGTCGCTGATTCTGGTCTCGAAGAGGTAGCGCCCGCTACTCCGACTACCAAACCGAGCGTAGCCGAAGAGGAATTCGCGGCCGTCGACGCGATGGCCAAACACATGAACAAAATCCGGGGAGGTAAGTAGGAATGTCTGAACAACTGATATCTTCTACCAGTTGCAGTGCTGATAACCTGTTTGCTGGTGGTGTGCAACGTGCAGTAACCGGTGTTGTAACTTTGAAGGCTGGACTTGCGTATACGCGTGGGACCGTTGTTGGGCTTATCACTGCAGAGGACAAGGCTGTAGCTGCGGACTCGACCAAAACTGATGGCTCCGAACGGCCGAATGGCATCCTGACCGATGATGTTGATGCCACCATGGCTGACGTAATCACCACGGTTTATCTAACCGGTGAGTTCAACGAAGCGGCTTTGACCTTTGGCGGAACCGACACTGCTGATGACCACAAACAAACGCTTCGCGATATCGGCATTTTCCTCAAATCAAACGTGAAAGCATAAGGGGGTTGCACAATGGCTATCAACATCTACACTCCACGTACTATGATGGGCGCGGTTCGACAAATGATGCCAGTCAACACGTTCTTGAAGACCACTTTCTTCGGTGGTGTCGCCAAGACGTTCGTTACGGAAGTGATCGACATCGATTACTACAAGGGTCGCCGCAAGATGGCTCCGTTCGTTTCCCCGCGTCTCGCGGGCAAGGTCATGGAACGTGACGGCTTCCAAACCCAGACCTACAAACCGCCGCTGATCAAACCGCTACGCCCGATCACGTCTGAAGATTTGAAACAGCGCGGCGCTGGTGAAAATTTGTACGCGACGAAATCACCTGACGAACGAGCTTTGGAACTTCTGGCGGAGGATATGATCTACTTGGACGATTCGATTACCCGCCGGGAGGAGTGGATGTGTTCGCAAGTCATGTTTCATGGCAAGGTCCACATGATTGGTGAAGGCGTTGACCAAATGTTGGACTACGGATTCACGAACAAAGTCACACTTTTAGGAGCCGAAAAGTGGGACAGTTCGGAAAGTGACCCGATCGAGGACCTCGAAGACTGGCGCTTGGATATCATCCAAAAATCTGGTATCACGCCCGATACGGTGGTCATGTCCACGGACGTTGTACGCACGTTCGTCAAGCACCCCAAAGTAAAAGAGGTAATGGACAACCTCCGTATCAAACTGGGTCAAATCGAACCGCGTCAACTTCCGAATGGCGTAACGTACATCGGCTCGATTACCAGTTTGGGTCTCGACATCTACAGCTACAACGAGTGGTACTTGGATGACGAAACAGACCCAGCGAACCCGGTTGAAGTTCCGATGGTACCTGCTGGTACGGTTTGCATGGCATCCACTCGTGTCCAGGCATCCATCCATTACGGAGCTGTAACCCTGATGGATACCAAGTCCGAGCAATTCAGCACCTACGAGGGTGAACGCATCCCGGACAGTTGGGTAGAAAAAAACCCAGCGCAACGTTGGCTGCAAATGAACAGCCGCCCGCTGCCAGTCCCGCAAAACGTAGAGAGCTGGCTTGTTGCCAAGGTCCAGTAATGAGCTTCAAGGACTCACTGAATGCCGACATCCGCGCCGTATTCCTCAACCCGGACGAGTTCGCGGAAATTCATCTCATCAACGGCAAGGAAACACCCTGCATCATAGATTTTTCCGCATCCGGTACAGATTTTGAAGGAACCTACGTGAAGCGTTTGACGCTTTACGTAGAGCCTTCAAAGCTCGATAAAAAGCCGATCGTCGATGGCCGACTCCGTATCGGAGACAAGCATTATACTGTGATCTCCGTCTCCGAAACTTCTGGGCTTTTAGATATCGGGCTGGAGGCAAACGAATCATGATCGATGTGGAGATCTCCGATAACATCCAACAAAGCATGAAGTATCTCGAAAGCGCGCCTCAGAAGGTGAGACGCGCTTTTTCTGCAGCTCTAAACCGAACTGCGGCGGGGGTTAGAACAGAGGCCGTCAAAGCAGCGCGGAGCACCTACGAAATCCGCGCTGCCGACGTGCGGCAAACCATCCGTTTCACAAGAGCTAGTGCCAAGGATACGAGTTTGGAATTGAGTTCTAAAGGTGGCAACATTCCGCTCATTCGCTTCAATGTCAAGCCGAAGAACCCACCTAAAAAGCAGCCACGCGTACTCAAGGCTTCCGTTAAAAAAGGTGGAGGTGTGAAACCGATTCGAGGTGCCTTTGTAACCCGAATCGGCGGTCATGTCGGCGTCTTGACGCGGATCGGACGAAAGCGACTTCCGATCAAGGAGTTGTACGGCCCTGCCGTACCGCAAATGCTTGGCGAGATCGGAGTCAAGGAACACATCGAGAAAGAAGCGGAGCGTAGGTTGCTGGAGCGTTTCGATCACGAATTGAAGCGCGCTTTAGGAGGTGGGCAAGAGTGACAAAAGTGGGGTTGATGAAAGCAATTCAATCCTTTTTGCAAGAGAATGTGCGGGAGTTTTCGTTCGAAACCAACGAGCAGACGGAAAAAGCACCAGCGGTGGTGCTCCACGGCTTGCCACCAAAAGGCGAAAAGGATACCCCTGACTTCCCTTTCATCATTGTGCGATTGCTTGAAGGCGAGAGCAATGATTCCGGATCGAAGGCACAAGTGAAACTAATATTCGGCACGTACTCCGAAGACTTTGACGGTATCATCGATTTGATGAACCTCATGGAACGCGTCGAGCAAGCCTTGTTTAAAAAGGGGATTCTCGAAAAAAGGTACCGTATCGAGAATCCATTCAAGTGGAAAGTTCCCGAAGAACAGCCTGCTCCAGAGTGGCTTGGAGAGGCTGTTTCTATTTGGAGCGTTCCACAAGTGACAGAGGAGGTGCAATGGAATGATTAAACACGGTGTATACGGAACAGAAGTGTCTACCAGCACTATCCCAGCTGCTATTGCTGCATCTGGGGTCCCTGTAGTTTTCGGGACGGCACCGATCAACTTGTCCAAACGAACTACTTTGCCCTTCAACGTTCCGGTGCTTTGCAGTAGTTTTGATGAAGCTGTCGAGGCGTTTGGTTACAGTGATAATTGGGAGGAATTTACATTGTGCGAGTTCATCTATTCGCACTTCAAACTCTACGCAGGCGGATCAGTTGTGCTAGTCAACGTCCTTAACCCGTCAGAGCATAAATTGCATACAGCCAACGAACTGATCTCGGTGGTTTCTAAAAAGGTCAAGTTAGAGGACACCGGAATTCTCCCACAATCTGTAGCCATCGACAGCGCCGATCACACCCTAGCTGCCAATGAGTACACCCTGTCCTTTGATGAGGTTGGAAAACTCATCATCCAAATCACGGCTGATCTCACTGAAACAGAATTTTTCATCACATATGATCGGATTGATCCGACAAAGGTGGTATCAACGAATGTGATCGCTGGTTTGGATCTCGTTGATGAGGTGTACCCTCGCTTCAGGATGTTGCCTGGCATCGTAATCGCTCCTGGTTGGTCTCACATTAAGGAAGTCGGGATTAAAATGGTCGAAAAGTCGACGAATATCAATGGTCATTTTCGGTGCCTGACCATCACGGACGTTCCGACGGAGACTGTGATGGTGTGGTCTGGGGTAAAAGCGTGGAAAGACGCAAACTTCCAATCGTCGAATCGACAAATGGTCTGCTGGCCGCTTGTGACGCGCGCCGGGAGGGTGTACCACTTCTCCACACATGCCGCCAGCTTGATTGCTGAAACCGATGCAGACAACCAAGCTGTTCCGTTCGTTTCTCCATCTAACAAGACGTTACAAGTTGATGGCGCGATTCTCGCGGACGGCGTGACGAAGGTGTTCCTCGGCCCGGACCAAGCGGCAACGCTGAACAGCGGAGGCGTTGTAACGGCGTTGAATTTCATCGGCGGATGGAAGTTGTGGGGCAACAGAACGGCTGCATATCCGGATTCCGCCATCGAGCCGAAGGATGCATTCATTCCAGTTCGCCGTATGTTCGACTGGTTGAACAACACGATTACGCTCAAGTATTGGGAGCGTCTTGACGGGCCAATCACAAAACGGCTCGTCGAAGCGATCACTGACGAAGTGAATTTGTGGCTGAACGGACTGACGGCAGTTGGGGTTTTGACCGGTGGTCGCGTGGAGTTCAATGCCTCTGAAAATCCGTCTGCAGACATTCTTGACGGCAAGCTAAAGTTCCATATTTACGCGACCCCGCCCTCCCCGGCAGAGCAAATTGAATTTGTGATCGAATACGACGCTCAATACTTGGGTGCCATCACCGGAGGTGCGACAGCGTGAAACAAATCTCTGAAAAACTGATCAACTATTCGGTGTACCGAAACGGCACCGAATTCCTCGGTACGTCCGATGTCACGCTGCCGGATCTCGAATCCCTTTCAGAAACCGTGAAAGGGGCGGGGATTGCAGGTGAGGTTGAGAGCCCGACCCTTGGTCATTTCGGTTCGATGACCGTCTCACTCAACTGGCGCACTTTGGATGCACCGAACTTCCGGCTCGCGCAACAAAAATCGCATGCGTTGGATTTCCGTGGTTCCATTCAAACCTACGACACTGGCGCAGGCGAATACAAGCCTGTCGGCGTTAAGGTGAGCGTCCGTGGTACTCCGAAGAAGACTTCCCTCGGTAAGCTGGAAGTTGGCGGAACGATGGATACGTCCAATGAACTCGAAGTCACGTACATCAAAGTTTTGATCGACAACAAGATCGTGCTGGAGCTCGACAAATTCAACTTCATCTGCGTGATCGATGGAGTGGATGTCCTGAAAGATGTTCGTGAACAACTCGGAATGTAAAAACGAAAGGGGACATGCAAAATGTCTGAAAAAAACACGGAAAAAACCTATCAATTCTCCAAGAGCATCAAGTTCGAAGGGGTTGATTACTCTGAAATCGTTTTGGACTTTGACAAACTGACGGGCGACGATATCCTCAAAGCTGAATCTCAATATCTCGCAACAGGAGGCGCTTCACACGCACCACGCGAGATGTCCAAAACGTACTTAGTAATTGTCGCTGCGCGAGCGGCCGGTGTGCCTGTTGAACTTTTCAACGCACTTCCAGCTAAAGATTTTTCGAAAATCACGGTGCGAACACAAGGTTTTTTGCTGCAATAGAACTTGGACGGAATCCGGGACAGCTACTTCGACAAGTGGCTGTCTCTTTATCTGTCCGAACGTACACTCCTGTCCCATACTGGCTCGGACTTACATTGCCGGAGCTCCGTTCTTGGTTTCAAGACATAGGAAAAATGAAAAGGGGATGAGGCTGTGTCGAGAGAGTTTGAGATTCTGTTCAAGATCGGTTCTCATCTGACATCGCAATTCACCCGCTCCTTCTCTGATGCGACCAAAATAACCGGTCAACTCGGAGATAATGTCGTGAAACTCGGATCGATGTTCAAGGGGCTGGCCGCAGCTGCGGGCGCGGGTTTCGCAATTAACGAAGCATTCAGCTCGGCGAATGATTTTCAGAAGGCGATGAACCACGTGGCGGCTGCAACTGGAGCGTCGAGTGATGAGATGCGTGATATGCAGGAGCTTTCTAAAAATCTCTATAACAAAAATCTGAATGACGACTGGGAAAGTGTCTCGAAGGCACTCATCACCACGAAAAACGTTACAAAACTGACTGGTTCCGAACTTGAGAATGCCACCAACAATGCTCTCGCGCTGAAAGATACCTTTGAGTTCGATGTCGGTGAGTCGGTAAAAACGGCCGACACAATGATGAAGAACTTCGGGATCACCAGCGATAACGCGTTCGGTCTCGTTGCGCAGGGAGCACAACAGGGGTTGGACAAGTCAGGCGAACTTCTAGACTCCGCAAATGAATACAGCCCACACTTTAAAGCGCTCGGATTCAGTGCTAACGAGATGTTTGACACATTCTCGGCAGGAATGGAATCGGGCGCTTTTAATCTTGACAAAGTTGGCGATGCCGTTAAGGAATTCAATATCCGTGCCAAGGATGGATCTGCAGGGAGCGCGGAAGCCTTTCAAGCACTCGGAATGGACGCCGACAAGATGGCTCAAACATTCGCTAAAAGTGGCCCGGATGCAAAAGCATCATTCGATCAAGTCGTACAAGCGATCTCAGCTATCGAAGATCCGGTCAAAAAAAATCAGATTGGAGTACAGTTGTTCGGTACGCAATTTGAGGACCTTGAGGCTGGTGTAATTGCCGCAATGGGCACAGCGCGTTCACAATTCGACATGACTCAAGGAACGATGGAAAAAATTCGTGAAGTTAGGTTCAATACTGTTGGCGAGGCGTTCAAAGGCATCGGCAGACAACTAGAGACGGGACTGGTCATTCCGCTAGTACAAAAAACTCTACCTGCATTCGATTGGTTAGCTACCAAGATCGAATCAGCTATGCCAGGAATCCAAAAGTTCGGTGGAAGTTTTTTGAGTTTCCTTGCGCCGGTTGGCGGTGTTCTCAAAGACATTGGCGGCTGGATCACGGGGATGTTTGCGAATGATTCATCTGCGTCTTTCCTGAACACCTTCAAAGAAAGTTTTTTGACCTTCGGTGAAACTGGAAAGAGCGTGGTCTCGTCAGTTGTCGCGGGCTTCGAGAAATTCAAACCGGTCATCGAAAAGAATGTGAGTTTCATCATGTCTACAGTAATTCCTACATTTGGCAGAATAGCCGGATTCATTATTAACGATGTAGTGCCGCACATCACAGGAGCGTTTGAAAAAATAGCGCCCTTGTTGACGGGAGTTTTTTCGAAATTTCAACCGATCCTCGAAGGTGTATTTGGTGTATTCAACTTCGTATTTCCGGCCATCGCTTCGATTGTTACAAATGTGGTCGATGCGATCGGCGGAGTGATAGGTGGTCTATTGACCACTTTCGGAGGTGTGATAGATTTCGTAGTGGGAGTTTTCTCGGGTGATTGGGGGAAAGCGTGGGGAGGTGTGAGCGATATTTTCACAGGTATTTTCAGCGCGCTAGGTTCGATTCTAGCCGCTCCGATCAACTTCGCTATCGACATGCTCAATCTCGCTATAGGCGGTCTTAATAGTGTCAAAATAAATGTCCCAGATTGGGTTCCGGGGATCGGTGGTGAAAGTTTCGGTGTTAACATCCCACAAATCCCAAAAATCGGCGGATACGCCGATGGTGGTATTGTCAGTAGTCCTGAAGTGGCATGGGTTGGTGAAGGTGGCGACACAGAGGTTATTGTGCCGATCAACAATTCCAAAAGGTCACAATCCTTGTGGCAAACAGCCGGAAGCATGCTTGGTGTCGACATGGGTGGTGGACAAGGTGGAGGGGGAAGTATTACCGTTCACAACAATCCGACAATCGTGGTGCAGGGCGGCGGGCCGGATGTGCAAGGGCAAGTGGAGCGTGGCTTGAAAAATAACAACGACGATTTGATCTCGAAGTTGAAACAAATCCGACAGCAGGAGGCGAGATTGAGCTATGGCTAAGATCTACACCAGCACACTTGGTGATACATGGGACTCGATCTCATACAAACTGTACGGGACCGAAAAACACATGACGGTGCTCATGGAGGCGAACTCCTCGATCATGAGCACCGTCATTTTTGGCGCGGGCGTTGTGCTCATCGTCCCCGAAGTGGGCACGCAGACGACAACCAACCTGCCGCCGTGGAGGAGGTGACGCGATGGAAGCGCGGCGCGTCGAACTCGATTTGACCTACGAGGGTGTCAATATCTCGCGGGAACTTGCAGGCTATCTCCTCGATTTTTCGTACCAAGACAACGCCGACAAAGCCGACGACTTGCAAATCAGTTTACAAGACGCTTCCGGAGTGTGGCATGGGGGCTGGTTGCCGCGTAAAGGTGACAAGATCGAGGTGGCGATCAAGGTTTTGAATTGGGGATCTGACGAATCCGCCGAAACACTGCCGTGCGGCACGTTCGAAGTGGATACAGTAACTTTCGGAGGTCCGCCTGACGTTGTGCAGCTCAAGGCGGCGTCTATCCCCATCGGAGGAGCCCGTTGGGAAGCACGTTCACAGGGTTGGGAAAACATTCGGTTGTCTGCCATCGCCAAAGACATCGCTGACCGCGCAGGACTAAGCCTTTGGTTGGACATCGTTGACGACCCTCTGTATGACCGTCAAGATCAGGCGGAACAATCTGACCTCGCTTTCCTGCAATCGCTCGCAACAAAAGAAGGTGTCACGACTGTCGTGACAATGACCCAGCTCTGTTTGATAGACGAGGAAAGGTACGAAATGGAGTATCCGATAGAGACGATTGAAAAAGGGAAAAGCAACGTCCTTTCCTACTCGTTTGACAGCTCAACGGTGGATTGCGGATACAGCGCATGTGAAGTCACGTACTTCGATCCTCAGAAAAAAGAAACGTATCGGGGGTATTTCAAACCTTCTTGGGCACCGGAAAACGGACCAGTGCTTAAAATCAACGCTCGTGTCGGATCAAATGAGGAAGCCCAACGCCTCTCGAAAACGGCCTTGCGTGAAAAAAACAAATCCGGAACTCAGGGTAAGTTTTCGCTCGTGGGGGACATCAATCTGATGCAGAGCTTCACTGTTGACGTGGTAGGGTGGGGGGACTTTGACGGCAGGTACATCATAGACAGCGCCACGCACAAAATCGGAAGCGGCGGCTACACGGTGGATTTGTCAGTAAGGAAGGTGTTGTATACATGGTAGTTACAAATCTGTTGCGCGCTGGTATCGTGTCGGCCGTCATCCCGGAGCGTTGCGCGGTGGTGGTGGCATTCAGCGACAAGGATAATCTTGTCTCCCGCGAATTGCCGGTGCTGGTCCCGAAGACGCTGCAAACGAAGTATTTCAGGTTGCCGGACGTCAACGAGAGCGTGCTTTGCGGGTTCCTCGGAAACGGCATCGAAACGGGGTTCTGCCTCGGTGCGTTTTACACGTCCGTTGACACACCCCCCGCTGAAACGACAAATTGTCAGGGTGTATGGTTTGACGACGGTAGCTTTTGCATGCGAGACACTGCGACCGGAAAAATGACCGTGCTCAACAAAGGTGACATTGTCCTGCATCCGGAAGGCGGGGCAGTAGTGATCGAAGGAGACCTCAGAGTCACAGGGCAAATCTACGGGGATGGTTACGAATGATCGGGGCATTGGGTGACGTCGTTTTCGTCGCCTCGGCGGACACGATCCGGACGATTGAGGACTTTAAACGATCGTCATCTGGTCGGTGGGCAACGCACGAAGTTCTCGGAAAAAAACCAGTATCTGAGTACGTTGGCCCGAATCTCGACACGGTTTCATTCAGCGTCCGATTCGACGTTTTGTATGGAATGAACCCGCGCGAGGAATTGAATCGATTGTTAGAAATGCAGCGGTCCGGCGCAGTCGTACCGCTCGTAATCGGTGGAAAAGCACTAGGAGTCAACAAATGGTGTGTGACTTCGTTGGAACAGGACTGGACATCGATCGATAACGAGGGCCGTCTGTTGGTTGCGAAAGCGTCTATAACGCTCACTGAATATGCGTAGGGGGTGGCGGGGTTGTACGAAGTATCTGGGAATCAAGCGGTTAAGGTGAATTTTGGCGCTACGGGGATCGAAGAGATCCTTCAAAACGTTTACACGTCAATCACGACGATGCGCGGTTCCGTTCCGCTTGATCGCGGATTCGGACTCGACCCGTCACTGGACGACCCCTTGCCACTCGCGCGCGCCCGCCTCACCACGCAAGTGATAGATGTGGTCCAGAAGTATGAGCCCCGCGTCGTTGTCTCGTCCGTGACGTTCGCGGAGGACGGCTTCGCAGGTGTTCTTGTGCCTACGGTCAATGTCAGACTAAGGGAAGGAGTTGTGTTGTGAGCGACCTTCAATTCGTCGATTCAGATATCGAAAAAACTACAACTGAGTTGATAGCGGCTTACGAATCGATCACAAACAAAAAATTGTTTCCGGCAGATCCGGTACGTCTTTTTGTGCTGTCGATCGCGACCATCATCGTGCAGCAACGAACGTTACTGAATCTAACAGGGAAGCAAAATCGACTCAGGTATGCAAGCGGGGATTTCTTAGACGGACTTGGAGAGTTCGTCGAGACGACGCGCCTCGAAGCCACTGCCGCGAAGGTACTTGTACGCTTCTCACTTTCCGCACCTCAGACAAGCATCATCTACATTCCTTCTGGTCGGCGGGTAACTCCCGGTGCTGGCATCTACTTTGCGACAATCGCAGGGACAGAACTTCAGCCAGGCGCGATGCACGCGGACATTTGGTGCGAGTGCTTGCAGGCCGGAACACTCGGGAACGGATTCGTTATCGGACAAATCAACAGCATCGTCGATCCACAACCTTGGCTCGCTCGTGTCGAGAATATTACGATCAGTGCAGGTGGATCAGATCGCGAAGATGACGAACCATTTCGTGAACGAATTAGAAGTGCTCCTGAGAAGTTTTCGGTAGCCGGTCCGGACGGAGCCTATCGCGCGATCGCCAAGTCTGTTGACTCAGGAATTATCGATGTGGTTGTGACCTCCCCGTCTCCGGGGGTCGTGGAGATTAGACCTCTGATGGAGCAAGGGGAGATGCCAACGTCCAACGTCATTAACGCAGTGCTCGCGGCATGTAGTGACAAACGAGTGCGACCATTGACAGACCATGTCACAGTTTTGGCTCCGGACCAAGTAGCGTTTGAAGTCGATTTCACCTACTGGATCAGTAGCGATCGCATGACGGACGTTGCGGGTATTCAATCCGCTGTACAATTTGCCGTCGACGATTACGTTGTGTGGCAGAAGTCGAAATTGGGACGTGACATCAACGGGTCTGAATTAACCCGACGGATTCTGAACGCTGGTGCGAGCCGCGCGGAGGTTCGGTTACCTATTTACTACCAACTAGAACCTACACAGGTAGCTTCCGACGACGGAGTGAGCATAGTCTACGGAGGTCTTGAGGATGCGTAGCTTACTCGACATCCATCTACTTGAATTGGTTCCTCCGAATTTACGAAGGGACAGTGACGTTGAAGCTCTCGCTGAAGCGATTAACCAACAATTGCTTGCGATCACACAGGCTATCCCAACAGTGGCCATCCTCCAATCGCTCGACTCTCTTTCAGCTGAGATGGTGGATGAACTAGCTTGGCAGTTTCACGTCGACTTTTACGATCCAACTCTCCCAATTGAGCAGCGTAGGGAATTGGTGAAGAAGTCACTTGCTTGGCACCGGAGAAAAGGCACGCCTGCTGCGGTCGAGGAACTGATTACGACGCTGTTCGGAGAGGGCCATGTAGAAGAATGGTTCGATTATGGCGGCGCTCCCTTTTCGTTCCGTGTCCACACGAACAACAAATCTGTCACGCAAGAACGTGCATTAGAGTTCACGCGAGCGGTAAACTCCGTGAAAAACGCGAGATCGATTCTAGAAAAAGTGGTTGTCGGGGATAGCGAGAATTTTCCACTTTATTACGGCGGAGCTATTCACATCGGTGACAACCTAACGATAAGGCAGGTGTAAAAATTATGAGCTCATTCGGTGGTGTAGTTTTCACAGCTCGGGGGCGCACCCTCCAACTGAAAGCGCAGACGGGTGTTGAGATCAAGTACACTCGGTTTGCAGTCGGTGACGGCGAACTGAACGGCAGATCGATCCTCGATCTCAACGCATTGGTGAGCGAACGGAAGTCGCTCGCTATCTCGAAGTTGAAAGTTCGCCCGGATGGAACGGCGGTCGTTGGCGCTGTGTTGTCTAATCAGGCGGTTGTTGCGGGCTTCTACTTTCGAGAGATCGGAGTTTTCGCTCTCGATCCAGACGTAGGTGAAATCTTGTACTGCTACGGAAACGCTGGGACCAACGTGGAGTACATCCCGGCAGTAGGAGGGCCGGAGGTCATAGAGAAGGCCATCGACATCGTCGTGGTCGTCGGAAACGCAACCAACGTCAGCGCAGTGATGAATACCTCTCTCTTGTTCGCAACTCAAGGAGATTTTCAAAGTCACGTTAACGACAAGAACAACCCCCACGATGTCACCGCCGCTCAGATTGGAGCCTTACCTACTTCCGCACTTGGTAAACCAGGAGGCGCAGCTTCACTTGATTCAAACGGTAAGGTGCTGTCAGGCCAACTTCCAGCGCTCAACTACATCCTGACTTCCAGCGCAGGCGCACCGGGTGGTGTTGCCACTCTGGGGTCAGACGGTCATGTCACCACAGCCCAATTACCGATCGCCACGTCAGCGGCGTTGGGCGTGGTGAAGCCGGGTGCAAACATGACGGTCAGCGCGGATGGTTCCCTGAACGCTCCTGCCCCTCCTGCTCCATACACGCTCGTAGCCGCGACTGTATCGGCATTAGGTGGTGTACGTGTAACACAAGTTCCGACCTCGGGCAATCCATACGCCGCGATCCGTGTAATCGATGTGAACGACGTTCTGATCGACGTGACGACCGCGAAGGCTCTCGCGACGTATACGCCGGGGTACAAGGCAACCTTCCAAGTGATGGCATCGATACGGGTCAAAACTTCGCAAACAAACGTAAAACTTGAAATCAGCTACACAAGCGGAGGTGGCGCCCAAACAATGACCATCATCAATCAACCGATGCCGGTCGGAGAATGGAGCCTCCCTGTCGCAGTCATCAACGCCACAACCGCAACGACCATCAGTGTTGTAGCGACGGCGAGCATTGCGAATCAAGTAAATGTCACGACGAACGTTCAGGGGGTGTAGTTTTCATGTCTCAACTATATGTAGCAGGTACCGCCCTCCCGTCACAGGTGCTCACCGGCACCACGTTTAGCGCAGGTACGAACTACAACGCCGCCGGTACAATGCCGAACAATGGCTCACTCAACTACACACCAGGAGTTGCCGCCTTGACGATCCCGCTCGGCTACACGTCGGGCGGCACGATCGCCGGAGATGCCAAACTGCTCGCGGCGAACATCATCGCAGGAAAATCCATTTTCGGGGTTGCTGGGACGGCAAATCGTTTCGTAAAGGGTACTGTCACGAGCGACGCCAGCGGGAATGTCACGGTATCGGGTCTTGGTTTTACGCCGCTCTACATCATGGTCTTGAGTCAGCTTACACAGGCCAATGGCGGATACTCTGCGACGATCGTGTACATGTCGACCGACAAATACCAGACGTTTCCTTTCTCCGGTGTCAGAACAGATTATGACTACGTTTACTACACGGGCAACGGCGGGAGTGTTATCGGGTCAAACCTCGATGGTACGAACAGCTACGTCAACGGTACGGGTTTCAAACTCAAACTTGGGGCGAACAGCATCGCGTGCACCTACATCGCAATTGGCTAAGGGAGGGATTCACTTGCAAATCGGACATAGGCTCTACTATCTGAAAACCGTCGGCAATGTCGTGCTGATCCGGGAGGAGCGCGATGGAGTTGCACGGGACACATCCGTTGAGGAGGATTTTACGATTTACGAACCTCTCCGACAACTCTCGCCAGACGCAGTGGACTACCTACAGCTGGAACTCGGCGAGATCCGCGAACAACTGGCGCGAGGATACATGCCATCGAGGGTCAATCCAGAAACCAAAAACATCGAGTGGAGCCTTCCAGTGGCGGGCGATCTCGAACAAAACCGCACCACGAAGATCGAACAACTGAACTGGTGCTACAAACGAGATGTCGAAGCAGGGTTTCAGTCGGCCGCTCTTGGAATGGAGCACATGTATCCTTCTGATGCGGAAGCTCGTGAAAATCTCCAACTCGTCATCAAGCGGCTGGAGATCGGGGAGAAGCAGGCGCTCACCGCCGGCATCGACTTGAGTAAGCCAGAGAACCGTCCGACCTTCCCGTACCTGACAATCGATGCAGGACCGCTTCCGCATAATCTCGATCAACTGGAACAGGTATTCGCCGACGGCGTTGACGCGGCGGGCCCGGCGTTGGAAAAATTCCGCACACTTCGTGAACGGGCTATGGCGGCGACATCGAATGAAGATCTACAGGCGATCCAATGTTAGACGAGCTGGTGGCAGGCGACATCCTGCTCGTGCGTGGCAAGGATTTGCACCGCAAGCGACGCGAGCGTTTTCGTTGGCTCCTGTCCGCTGCGATCTCCGGGCTGACCGGCAGCGAGTATACGCATGCGGCACTGTACATCGGTCACGGTCTCATCATCGACGTGGACGTTGGCCGATGCGTGGCGGTACGCAACATTGACGAGTTGGACTGCTTCGACGTTTTCCGGGTGGCGGGAGCCACAGTTACGGAGCGTCAACTGGCAGTCTATTTTTGTACGACGCAACGGCTTCGAAAATACGATTACGGCGCTGTTCTGTCCATCGGACTCGAACGGCTTTTCGGCGTACCGTTTTCGGGATCGAAAGATGATCCGCGACGCTGGTTCTGTTTCGAGTTGGTCGCGGCGGCGTACAAGTTGTCCAACACGCCGTGGCGCACGACCGGGGGTGATCTCGAAAATCACAAGCGCTTGGGAAAATCAAAATGTGCTTTAGAGGAGGTATTAGGGTGAACTGGGAAACGCCTTTAAAACTAGGTTCGGCAGCGGGCGGCGGAGTGGTAGGCTATCTGTTTGGCGGGTGGTATTTTCTCCTGAGCGCGCTTCTTGCGTTGGTGGTGATTGACTACGCCACTGGCATGCTTGCAGCGGGTAAAGAGGGGAATCTGAACAGCAAGGTCGGAACGCGTGGCATCCCGAAGAAAATTACGATGCTACTGCTCGTTGCAGTAGCGCACTTGATCGACGGCGTACTCGGCACCGGCAATTCTATGCGTGACGCAGCGGCGTACTTCTACATTGCAAACGAACTGCTGTCCATCATAGAGAACGCCGGGCGGCTGGGCGCACCCGTGCCAGATGTATTGGTGCGAGCTGTTCAGGTACTAAAACAAAAAAACAGCGAAAAGTAGGGCTCCGCGAGGCACGCGGGGCCCTTTCTACACCCGAAAACAGAGGAGGAAAATTTTATGACAAAACTTTTGGTTCTTGATCCGGGTCACGGCGGTCGTGATCCGGGCGCTGTAGGCGCTCACCTGCGCGAGTCGGACGTCAACCTGCGTGTATCCCTACTCCTGCGTGACGCTCTCGATCGTTCCGGGGTGCGCGTGCTGATGACGAGAGAGACTGACGTGTTGCCGCTCAAGTCCGGCACTGTTGGCGAGGATCTCGCGTACCGCGCCCGCATCGCAAACAATGCGGGCGCTGACCTGTACGTCTCCTGGCACTACGACTCATCGGACAACCCATCCACGGATGGTGTATCGGTGTGGGTCCACCCGTCGCAGAAGGGCAAGCGCACTGAGCAGTGGGCCAAAGCGATCTCTGCCAGCATCGCTACAGCCGCCAGCCAGAAGGATCGCGGCGTGAACTTCGGGGACTTCCAAGTCCTGCGCGATACCGCGATGGATGCCGTGCTGATCGAAGGTGGTTTCATTTCCTGCCGGGAAGAGGAGGGGCGCATGGCGGATGGTGCATTCCTGCTCCAGCAAGCTGAGGGGGCGGCTGCGGCGCTGTGCGGTATCCTTGGGGCCGCATACGTGCCACCGTCCAGTGGAGCGCCGACCTGCGACAAGCAAGTAGCGGAGGATGTGATCGCACTCTACAGCCAGCTCGCGAAGCGTGCAACGCCTGCTATGGTGGTCGCGGCCAACTTCGCCGCCAACGCCGTCCGGCGCGCCGCTGGCATCCCGATCACGACCGACCTTGGTAAGCCTAGCGCAGAGGCGGCGGGGCGCATGGAGGCGATAGCGCAGGCCGTGTGGTGGACCGCATCCCCGGAGGCGCAGGAGTGCCACCACATCGCGGCGGATTCACTCCGTGCGTGTAGAGCCTGATGTATAGTTGACAGATTCGATGATTTTAGGATAAGCAGTTGCTACTGCGACAGAGGAGGCCCCCTTGGTTGGATCAAGAAAAAGGGGATGACACCATGAACGACATCACGATAGCCAACGAAGATTGTAGGGATATGTTTCGACGCATCGAATCGGAGTCAGTCGATCTGGCGCTCACCGATCCGCCGTATGGGATCGACTTCTACTCAAACGCAAGGCGTAAATCTGACCTCGCTACGACGAAGGGGATTTTGAACGATGGTAAGGGAAACCTCCCGTTCCTCGAAGAAGTGGCAGCGGAGTTGTACCGGGTGCTGAAACCGAACACCCACCTATACTGGTTCACGCGGTGGGACAAGGTAGAGGAGCACCTGCCGATGCTCAGGCGGTGCGGTTTCAGCCCTAAAAACGCCATGATTTGGGTCAAGGGCGGCGGCGGTATGGGTGACCTCACCGGCGCGTATGCACCGGACTATGAGATCATCCTGTTTTTGCACAAAGGCCGGCGACCGCTGAATGAAGTGGAAGGGAAAAAGCGGCATTCTGATGTGGTGCGCTTCACCAAGATTGCATCGAACAACCTGCTTCACTCACATCAGAAGCCAACCGCACTATTGGAGTTCCTGATACGCAAGTCCAGCTCTGACGGTGACATGGTGATCGACCCGTTCCTTGGATCGGGGAGCACGGCAATTGCGGCCCGGAACACCGGCAGGCGGTTCGTGGGGTGCGAGCTGTCGCCGGATATCTACGCTGTCGCCAAGGCACAACTGCAGACTTGCTGATAAATCGCCCCTCGGCCCGCGTGGTCGAGGGGCTTTTTGCGTTGCAGCGGGCACACGGATGGGTCGCGTGGTGTGAATCGCAAGGAGCGCCCGGCGCTGATCGGAGGGGGTGAGGGTGGAATATTTTCAGATTCCTAAATGCATGAAACAATCCACAAGTGACCTTATTCGATATGTTGATTATCACACATTTGTATATATTCAGGTTGATTGTTATCTAATCAACAATAAGACACTAGATTATCTACGTGCATGTTTAGTGAATGATATGTGTTTTATATCAATATGAAGTTAATTACAGCATTAGTTAACCCGAAGGAATAATGCATTGCATATACTTGCCGTTTTGTCAAACGGTCATTCGAGGCATTGATATCATTGAAGTCTATCAGGTGTAATAGTTTGTTACCAAATAGCTACTTTTGTGAATAATAGTATGATAATTTCGCACACGAAGAATGAATTTATGATACTTCATTCATACGTGTTATGAGTAATCGTTATATTTTAGTGTTTATATAACATAAACTTGAATGTGGATAAACATATGTAGTAATTATTTGTTTCTTATAAACTGGTTGAAATTAACAAGTGCGAACAAATGGCGAACAGTAGCAATTGAGACGATCGACCCTCTGAACGCCCCGACCACCGCCTACCTTGGCCGCTGCTGATCGTCGCCGCGCTCGCAGAGAGGTGGCTGCCACCTCTCTGCGCCGGACATCACGCCGGCAGAGCGTTCACATCCGCGAGGCCGCCGTGCATACCTTAGAGATCGACGACTTGAAGCCGTGGCACCGCGAGTACCTGGCGCAGTTTCTGACCAGCACCACCGACCACGAGGTCACCGTCACAGAGCTCAACCGCGTGCGAGCCGATCCTCGAGCACGACGGACTCAAGGCGTTGAAGGTGATCGCGAATGGATTCACCCCGGAACAAACAAAAGCCCCCGACCTAATGGCCGGGGGCTTTTTTTATATTCTCAAGCGCTTGGGATTTCTTCGTAAGTCCAGCCTGATGACAACCATGTCGCGAGTTCTTCTTTGCTCGATATGGTTTCTGTTGCTACGTCGCAGACAAACATTTGGTATTCGTGAATCCAAGATACTTCGGTAACGGTGGAGCATTCCCAGTCATCTGCGTAATATGTAATTTCTTTATTCGGAACAAAAGGGAGTTCTAGTACCTTGGTGAGTGGTATCATTTTTGATACATTTTCCACTTCAAGGCTAATCAGGATGTGGAATTCTACTCTGAACAT